CAGGTTGGCGCGGATCTCACGCATCGGGCTCCTCCTCCGGCTGGGCTTCTGCCTGCGCGGTCACGCCCGAGATGACGGGGCGCGGCTCGTCCAGGCCGGGCCACGGCTCGAAGCCGAGCCGGCGGCGAACGTCGTTGGGGGCAAGGACGCCGACCTGGGTGAGCTGCGCGTAGGCGCGGCCGGCGGTGCGGAAGTCGCCCTGGGTGACGGGCGTCCAGTCGAACGTGGCGCGGACGCCGGGCCGGCAGAGCTTGGAAGTGATCTCGCTCTCGAAGTTCCGGCCCCAGACTTCGAGGCACCCGCTCACGTAGGCCTGGGCGACCTCGGGCTGGGTCCGGGCGTCGCTCATGTCGAGGTAGGCGGCCGGGACGCCGAAGGCGTTGGCCACCAGCTTCGAGGCCGACCCGCGCATGGCGGCAACGTCCGACGCCCAGGTGGGCGACATCTGTTCGATCTTGATCCCCTCGCCCACGAAGACGGGCAGCGAGGCCGCGCCCGGGGTCAGGTGCTGGAGCGTGAAGGCCGTCCGCATCTGGTCGCGGACGTCCGGGCGCATCTGGCCGGGGTGGCTGAAGACGTTCTTCTGCTGGCAGCCGGCCTTGGCCCACGCTTTGATCGAACCTTCGATGTCGGCCGCGGACTCGGCAGCGGTCTTGATCGCGCCCAGGGGCGAGGCGCCCCAGTACGGGTTCCCGATGGAGGTCGTGCCCTTGAAGTGCAGGACCGCCGAGTAGTCCACCTCCTGCTCCTGGTAGTACCAGCGCAGGGTGCCGTCGGTGTCCTCGCGCATGGACATCGACTGGCTGGAGATCGGGCGGAAGGCCACCGGCTGGCCGAGCGAGTCGGTCACGATCTGGGCGAACGAATTGCCAGTCAGAAGCGCCTCGGCGGCCATCCAGCGGCGGAAGTCCGACCCGGTCAGGTACTGGCCCTGCGCCTGCCCGGACAGCAGCTCCTCCACCGCGGGGTCGGAGACGGCGTTCCCGGCCGAGTCGCGCAGCAGGATCGGGCAGCGGGCAACGTCGCCGGCGATCAGGGAGACGCACCGCTGGACCGCAGGCAGCTCCGAGACCGACGAGGAGACCCACATGGCAGGGGCGTCAAAGCCGACGGCGATGCGTCGCTTGAGGCCGAAGAGGCTGCCGAAGATTCCCATCCTCGAATTTGCGAGGATTGCGGCACGGACTTCAAGCGATTACGTGGAACCTCCGCAGAGATTCCTAGAAACTGATCCGCGAGGCGTCTGCGTACATCGACTCGGTCAGCATCTCGCGGTCGTTCATTACCTTCACCGCCATGCAACAGGCGGTCACGGCGTCGATGTTTGAGCTGCTGCGCCCCTTGCTCGGCACGAACAGGCCCGTGTCACCGGGCCGGAGCCGGGTGTGTGCGAGGTTGGCGCGGATCACCGGGTCGTCGTCGAAGCGGATTCGCTTGCCCCGAATCATGTCGGCCCACACCGCCCAGGCGGAACCCATGAAGACGGTGTTCTGCGGCGCCCTGCTCCATTGCCAGCCGTGCCGCTTCTCCATCGAATCGCACCACGCGGCCGCCTTGCCGGCGGGGTCGGCGACGAAGAACTTCAGGTCGACGTGCCGGGCGATGGCTTCGAGCTGGCGTTCGATCACGCTGTAGTCGACCGTCGGGCCGACGACCGTGATGAGCCCCTTGTCCCGCCACTCGCGCAGGGGCTGCCGGCTGCGGACCTCGTCGGCGGCGATGTCGTTTCCCGCCCAGTAGTGCCAGCTGCGGGACAGGAGCCGGGTGCCGTCCCAGACGGCGACGTTCAGGCTGGTGAGGTCGAACTGTGAGCCCATGCCCCATCCGCCCTGGCTGAAGTCGACGGCCACCACGGCCGGGAGCCCCGCCGCCTGGGCGAGATCCCACGGCTCCACGCAGGCGTCGTACAGCCCGAGCGGCAGCCCGCCGGCGAGGTCGTCCGCGAAGGTCGCCAGCTGCTGCGTGTACCACTCCTCGCGGTCGGCCGGCTTGCCGCTCTGGAGCAGCTGCGACATGACGAATCGGTATTCGGCCTCCGTCTGGTGGACCCCCATCGTCGGGCAGGCCTTCACCCAGGCAGCCGGGTCGTCCGGGGCGTCCGATGCGTCGATGCCGTAGATCATTCCGACGGTCGACAGGGGAAGCTCCTCGCCCGCGTCGTAGGCCCGTTCGATGCCGCGGATCAGAGAACCGTAGGGCCGTTCGTACTGGCGGGCGTCCGGGGTCGTGATGACCAGCATCTGGGCGCCCCGCACCTTGGTCATACTGGTGATGGCCCGGGTGAGTGTCTCGTCCATGCGGGCGGCTTCGTCGCAGATGAGCAGCGTCGGCGTGATGCCGTCGGCGTTCTTTACCGTAGACGGGCGGCACTTGATCGACCCGCCCGGGTGCTTTGCCAAGGCGCCGGCGGTGCTCATGCTGCCGCCGTAGAACTCCCAGGGGCCATCCTCGCCGATGGCGTTTCGGATCAGCTGCTGGACCAGGGCCGCCTTTTCCATCTGCGTGGCGAGGACCACGACCTCGGTGTTTGTCCGCCCTGCCCTCTCCGCCTCCTCCACCGTCCAGGACGAAAGCATGGCAGCCATGGTTGTCTTCCCGACGCCTCTGGCCACCTGGAGCACCACGATCCGGCAGGCCGGCGCGTCGCCCTCCGACCGCCACGCGACCAGGTGGGCGAACACCCACACCGCCCAGGGCATCAGCTCCCAGCGGTAGACCTCCCGGGCATGGGCCACCAGGCGGTCCAGCCGGCCAGCGTCCCACGTGCCCGTCCTCCTCGCCTCAAAGTACCGCCCGCAGGCGGCCCGGACCCTCGCGTTCGTGACGGTCGACCCCTCGAGCACCGACCGGGCATAGGCGTCGGCAACGTCCAGGGCGCTGGCAGGAGACTTCCTAGACGCCCGTTTGGGCTTCGGGGAAAACTTTATAGCGTGGCCTATGACGTCGGTAGTCCCACGGGCCTTCGCCCGGGGGGCCTTAGGCCGGGGGGATTTTTTCGAGCTGCTCATGGCAGGCCCTGCAACAAACGACCAAAGTCGACGCATCCAGCCGACGTCCTGGGTTATCGCGCCACTTGAAACGGTGATGCACCTCGGCCGACGGCTTCACGTTGCACACTTGGCAGAACGGATGATTCGCTCGCAGCACACGGCTGAGCTGCTGCATGGCCTTGGCCCCTTTGCCTTGGTGTCCAGAGCGTGGAGCACGTGAGGGCTTGGATGCCCATCTGTTCGTGGGCTCACGCCGCATGGCGCTTCCAGTGCAGGAGCATCATGCGGTCTAGCGCCTGGTCGTCCTGCGCCCGCCACATCACCAGCCACGGGCATTCGTTCTGGCGCATGACCACCACGGGAATGGCCCCTTCCTCGGCATCGGCCTCTGCCTGCCGCATGAAGTCGCTGACACCGTTCACAACGTTGACCAGGCTCGGAATGCGGCCCGATCCAAGCACCTTCGGCCAGCGGTCAAGCCGGCAAAACAGCAGCTGGTCCCTGGTGAGGTTCAGGTCCGCTTCGGTGGCCGCGACGGTGAACCGCTTGAGGCCCTTGGAATGGAACTTGACCTCAAAATGGGCCTTCAGGGCGACGGCCTGCGGTGCCCAGATGTCGGCGGTGGCGTTGCCCCAGCGCTGGGCGGTGCGTTCCCACTTGAGGTGCGTGATGCCTTCCATGGCGCGGCAGGCTTCGAGCTCGCCGCGGCATCCCTTCGCTCGGCTGTTGGTCTTCATGGCTTGATCTCCCGCAGCTTGTGCCTGCCGACCTTGACGATCACGACCTCCTCGGGCCGGTCGTGCCTGGCGTCGGGTTCGTGCTTGACCTTCACGTTCCAGCCCCGCTTCATGGCGATGACGTTGGGGTCGAGGTTGCGTGCCTGGCCCACCCAGCCGCAGACCTCGCGACGGGCCTCGTCGCGCTCGGCGGTGAGGCGGGCGATCTCGCGCTGCTGCTCGAGCAGCTTCGCCGTGAGCGGTCCGAGGTCCGCGTTGCATCGTTCGTCGGTCATGCCGCCACCCCCTTGATCTTGTGCAGCACCACCGCCCGAACGTCACGGGCGCCTTCGAGGCTGTTCACGATGCGCTGGAGCGTGTCGTACGGCGCGTTGCCGGTACGCGCCCAGTTCAGGCACAGCAGACGCCACGCCGGAGGGATGTCCTCCCTGGCGAGGCCGTGCTGCTCCATCACCCTGGAGCAGACCCGGCGCTGGGCGTCGATGTCCGCCCGAGGGTCGCGGGCTCGGATCCTTCCGACCAGCTCATCGAAATCCTGCCTCCCCCCCGCTGCGGCGTCAGCCGCGCCTTGGTTAGGTTGGTGGTTAGTTCTATAGTTAGGATCCCTGTCGCTCCCTGCTACACCACCTGTAGCCGGCAGCGACACCACCTGTCGCTCCCCGCTACACGTGGGTGTCGCTCCCTGCGACAGGTCGAGCATGTAGGTGAGCGCCTTGCCGAACCCCTTGGCGCGGACCACCTCCTTCTTCCGGAGCGACTGCAAGGCCCGGTTCACGGTGGTGCGGTGGAGCCTCGTCTTGGCCGCCAGGGCAGCCTGCGACGGGAAGATCCGGGCGCCGTAGTCGGCCAGGGCGAGGAGCACCAGCAGCTCGTCGGAGGTCAGGCACGGGGCGAGGCGGAAGACCTCACTCGGATGCGTCCTTGGCATCAGAACGGCACCTCCTCTGCGGCCGGATCGACCCAGCCGTCGTGCACGACCATGCCGTCGCCGTAGGGCTTGAGCTGGAGGACGATCTTCGCGCCCGCGTCGAACTTCACGGGCTCGAACGAGGTGAACCACTCGACGCCTTCGCCAGCCTCGATGCCGACTCGCCAGTACTCCTTGTTGGACTTGCTGGTCTTTGGTTGCACTCCTGCACAAACGCCGCGAAGCTCCTGAAAGGCCGGCGCGGACGCCTGCTTGCCTCCTGCGGGCTTCGACGCCTTGGAGGGTGCTGGCAGCGCCTTCGCGGGCGCGGGCGCGTCCTGAGCCGTCGTAGGCCCGTCTACGGGCATCTCCTCGGCGAACGACCCCTCGACGCCGATGAGCGAGAACGCCCAGCCCATGACGCCCTTCAGGGCGCGCCCGGTGGCGCGGGTTTGTGCCATTCCCATGCAGGCGAAATGGTCCGCCTTGCGCCAGCGCGGCTCGTCCAGGAAGACGGCCGACGTGCCCTTCGCGACCATCATGCCCGTCATGCAGTCGTAGACGCCGACGGTGGCTTCCCAGCGCGCCGGAAGCCCGCCCTGCTCCTCGATGAACTGCACCGACAGGGTGCCAGTCGTGTAGCCGAGGCCAGACCCGATGGCCTGGCAGCCGGCGACCTGGAGATACTCCTTCCCCTGGATCTTCACGACGTGCGACTTCTTCACGACGGGCGCGAGCACCCGGACCAGCTCCATGTTCGCGGTCGCCCGTTGCGTGGGCGTGAGCGCGCCCGTCGCGCTCGGCTGTAGCGTGAGGTCAGTAACCTGTGGCATGCGAATCTCCCCTGTCTTTGGGGGCGCCTGCCGGGGGTTCGACTCCCCTCGGCTCCATTCACTTCCAGGCGCCCGATGGTGCGTGTTATAGCACTCCATCGGGAAATGGAAGGATCCTTCCTCACATATTTTTACGCAGCTCCGAGGCGCAGGGCGGCCTGCGCCTTGCGCAACGTCGGGTCCGCCGGGACGTAGTAGCTCTGGACGAGCACACTTACGTTCGCATGGCGTGAGAGCTT